ATTCTCCAATATGTTGTTCAAGGTAAAGTAAATCAACTATACCAATATGTTGCATCTGCATCGTCTGTACCAAAAGTATCTAACCAATGATTTACATTAAGTCAGTATTCAGGAGTATTTATATTAATTTCTCATTTTTGAAACCTTGTTTTCATTATTTTGAAAGTTTAAGTTTTAATTCAGTCCTTTTAATTTCAGCTTCTCTTAAATTAAGTTGTAATTCTTTATCTTTTATTCATTGCTCCATTAATTTAACCAAGCTTATTTTCTTCATAACTTCCTTTTCTCGTTTATTAATATCTGTTTCATCTACTGGAACTTTTATTATTTCAGGCACTTTAACAATCTTTTCAACCTCTACTATTTTATCTTTATAAACTATCTTTTCTACTGGAACTTCTACTTTAACTTCTTTTATAACCTCAACTTCTTTGATAACTTCTACTGGCACTTCAATCTCTTTAATAACTTCCTTTTCTATGATCCTATCTTTAAATATAGTTTTAGTTTTAATTTCAGGCACTTTAACAATCTTTTCTTTAATCACTGTTTTTATCACTGGATTAACTTTATAATCCTCTTGCTCTGCTTTTTTATTATTCAATAAAACTTCCTGCTCTTTTATTGTTTTAGCAGTATCTTTTATTATTTTCTCCTTTCTAGCCTCTAAAATAGCTATTTCTTTTTTTAATCTAGCCTCTAACTGTTTTAAAGTTCTCAATACAGCTTGTTTTTTAGCTTCTTGTTGATTTTTAATATCATTGGCAGTACTAATTTTGTTATTAAACATTGTTATAAATTAAGCAATAAATATTTCCACATTTGCGACTTCTCAACTATTATTAGTTATAAATAAGTTAGAAATTTTAAATCTATCTAATTCTACTAATCATTCTTGTTCACCTATCGTCATATCATCATTATCTATACCATTTATTTTAAATGATATTGTTTTATCTGTTCTTATACTAATTAATCATGCTGTTGGTATTTTATCAAAACAACTAGCTAATTCTTTACAATTATAATCAGTTATACCATCTGCTACTATAAATGATTTATTTTCGTATAATGTTATTATATCTCGCTCTTCGTCTTTAATATACACTCTATCAATATACACATTATCAATATTTATAGATGCATCTGTTAATGTTATTTCAATGTCTGCTCTTGCTACATCTCCCCAGTTTAACCCTTTACCTGCTACACTTGTTGGTCTGTCAGCATATAATCATAATTGATTTTTACCTACTATTAATCATTCATACACATACTCGTTATAATCTACTCAATTACCAAGCCTTAATTTAATGTTTTCTATTCAAGTTAAATCTTCTATTATTAAATCAATACAAATTTTTCAAGATGTCATTTCTCATGCTCATTGCACTTTTAATAAATTAGCACCCCACAGTTTAGCAAAAGCTTCTGTTGTTCAAGTTTTAGATACTTTAACAGAATTTCGTCCTGTTGTGTGTTTTCAATTATCAGATAATGATATTGTAGTATCATCACTTGATACCCAATTCTCAATTGTACTAAAATCTTTTAGTAAATATGTTTTCATAATATTAAATTAATTATTATTTTTAAAATCATTGTCAAGTTCTTTTTGTTTAGCCTTTAATTTTTCTTTATTACTTGCTTCTTTCTTATTAACAATTTTCTTTTGTTCTTCTTTCTTTATATCTTCTTTTTTAATAGCTTCTTCTTCTTCTTTTATTACTTTCTGCTCTTTTTTACTAAGCACACATTTTACTTCTACAAATCATCTTGATTTATAAAAATCTTCTCTATCTTTTTTTTCTACTGTTATAATCTGATTATATTTAATCCCATTATAACTTCTTTTTAAGGTGTTTCTTAATTGCATATAAATTTTATTAAATAATATTCTCAATTGAACACTTAACCGAAATTAAGTGTTCTATGAACTTACTATTTAGTTGCTAAATTAGTTAATACTGCAATAGCTTCTGTGTTTTCTACTTGTACATCGTTTCTCATTGTTATTACAAATGATGTTTTTCTTAATGTTGCACTTCTTTCAGATTCAATAGTGATATTTCGTTGAATACCATATATTAAATTGTTTTTTGGTGTCATTACCACATCTGAACCATCTAATGTAATTTCTGTTACTGCTGAACCACTAGCTTGTTCGTATGCAACTGCTGTATCAATAGTTACAGATACTCCAGAAGATACTGCTGTGATTGTTCCTACTGCTGATTTTCCAGCTTCTGCATTTGTGATTTTAATAGCCTTACCTACTGTTAATCAAGTTGTAGAGGTTACAGGAATAACTGTTGCTCATACTGCTGTAATTGCATCAGTTGTTGTTGTTTGTCCTCACGATACTACTACTGGTCTGTTTACTCATAACATTGGTGCTACTGTAAATCTTACTCAACCAAATTGTAAAGCATTTTTTGCTCATTCAGTTGTTGTAATATTTGTAGTGTAAAGATTAGTCCAATCTAATTCAATATCATTATGTAAATATAAAGCATCTACTGATTGTCTATATTTAGTTGGTAATGATTTTAATAGTTTAGTCATTTTTTCTTTATCAATGTATCTGTCTGCAAATAACCCTGTATCAGATGCATCTATTACTTGTCATCCTGCTAATGCTCTAGTAACGAAACCGTCGTATAATCCGTTAATATTTACTGCATTAGTTACTTTTTCTCCATAAAGTGCTGCTGTATCCATTTGATTAGCAATTCTTTTTGAAATCATATCTAATATATGTTGTGTAAAAGATTGTCATTCAATATTGTCTTCTAATTCCATATCGTGAATATCTACAACAGATATAACTTCGTTAGAAATTAATTTGATTGTAGAAGTTGAAGCTTCAACTTTTTTAGAGTCTGCAAGAGCTTGTCCCATTGTAGCTGGGAATAAAACTTCTTCTCCAATACCGATTTTAGCTATTTCTTTTTGAGGTGTGTTCATTTTAACAAGTCTAGCTTGTTTGATAACCACTGACTCATCTACCATTGTATCAATGAACCTGTTAGCATCTTCTTCGTGCAGGTGTACCAATTTTGAATTGAAAGCAGAGCTATCAAATGCTTTTTGGATTTTAGTTGTATCACTCATAGTTTTTTTAGTTAATTAATAGTTATAATGTTATTATGCAAACATTAATGCATCAGTTTTAGAATAAGGAACTGCATCCTTTTTAACTTCGGCTCACACTGTTTGTTTTGAAACAGCTGTCTCTTGAGCCTCCATTTTAGTTACTTTACTTGATACTGCTTTAAGTTCATCAACAAGTTCTTTTAAACTTTCTGAGGTAACGAATAAATCAGCATATTTTTCTATTGTTGCTTTCATTTTAGCCACTTCTTCTTGTAAGTTAGCCTCTTCTGCAACAACTTTTGCTTCTTCTTTAGCTTTTTCTTCTGCAATAACCTTGTCTTCTTCTAATTTAGTTTCAATGTTTTCTGCATTAGCTTCTAGTTCAGCTACTGCTCATTCAATGTTTTCTTCTTTTAGAAGTTCACAAGCCTTTTGCAAAGATTTTTTAATGTCTTCTAGCATAGTGTGTTTGTTAATTGATATTAGACTTGGCAGGTCTTATTTTTCTATCGGCTGATAATTTTATCTAGCCGTTCGTTTATCTTTTTTGTTATCACTTTCTTTTTCTTGAACATCTTTAGTATAGCAAACTTTGCTTTTGGCACAGCTGGTGCATTATCTTTTGTTAATAATGAAATCTTATCTACAGTTACATCTGTTAGTTTTTTCATAGTATATTAGTTTAATTGCTCTATTGTTCATACTCATTCCATTGATATTGATGTTATCTCTCCATCTAAAGCTTGTTTATAAACTTCGTCTGTTACTTTCATTCATACTACCCAAGTTCATACTGGAACTTCCATATCTCACATTTTCATTACTCATTGTTTTGTCATTCATTCACTTACTATAAAACTTTCTACAAAATAACAACCCTCTATATCTGAATTCTCTTCGTGATTTTTGTTTATTGTTTTACTTTGTATGTTCTGTATAAACTCATATGCTGTTTTTATAATTTCTTGTTTACTTATAACATCTTCATTTCTATCTTCTACATCAGGTACTAAAACTGGTGCAATAATGACATTAGAAACATCTGTTTTAAATAAATTTGACGATTTTGATATTCTTGTAAACATAATGTTTTATTACTTGTATATATTTTATATTATTTATATTTTAAGGTCAAAAGTTTTTTTTATACTGCTCTATATTTACAATAACATCTGCACCCAATATGAGCTAAAGGAGTTGCTACTCCACTACTAAACATTTGACTTTCTTTTATCCATCATTGAGCCTCGTTTCATAAACATATATCACTTACTTTACTATCTCATTGTGTTATATATCGTTTCTCTATCTGTTGCACCATTGTTTTTTTTGCTTCCTGTATTTGTGCGAACTTTCAACTCTCATAAGCTTGTCATATCTCTTGACTTGCTATAAGTTCTGTTCTCCACTTACTCCAATCAACAAACTTTTCTTGTATAGCTCTTGATACTTGTTTATAATCCATTCATTCCTCCAGTCCTTGTGTTATTATTTTATTAATATCATTTTTAGTAGTTAAATCTACCCCTTTTACTTGCATTGCTGAATACTTTTCTCAATACTGTATACTTTCTGTTGCTCCTATTCAAAATCAAGCTGTCATATCTAAACTATTCGCGATTATCTCTGCTCATATTAAATATGCACTTCATATCTCATTACTCCAATCTATTATCATTCATTCTTGTAATGTTTCTAAATCTTCTTGTAATGATTTTTTTATTGTTTGTCAATCATTTATATTATACAAAAACTCAACCTCTTTTATATAAAGCTTTTCTTGTTTCATCATATACACATTCCATAACTTCCTTGCTTTGAGTTGTGGCTGTATAATACTTGTTCTAGCTTCTGATTTATTCATAATTAAGTTTTAATCATTTTTTCAAGCTCAACTACCTCTTCTTTTGTTGGTGTTAATAATACATCTCATCAAAAATTATCTTCTAAATTATAATTACTTTCTGCTCTCGCTTCATTTGGTGTCATCCATCAACTCTTAACTGCTTCACTTAATGATTTTTGTTCTTCTATTGAATTATATGTATCAAATACTGATAACTGCAATGTTTCATCTATATCCCCATTATTATAAGTTCTTGAAATCTCTTTTAACTCTTTTAAAAATATTCGTTGCATAGGTTTTATTGTGTAATCATTAAACATTGTTAATGCACTTGTTAAACTATTCCTACTTGAACTTTCATTAAACATCATATCGTACGGCACATTTAAACTTGCTAACATCTCTTGTCTTAAATTCTTACGATACTCATTAAAACTGTTAGGCTCTACATCAGCATCTAATTGCACCATATCTAAATCAGCTGTAATTACTATTGAATTAAAACTATTCTCTAATCATCTAGACTTCTTATCAAACTCTGTTTTCATAAACTGTTTTTCTTTTTGTGTAAGTTTTCAACTCTTATCATATATTAAAGTAGTTTTCATTGTTCATTTCTCAAAAAACTTTATATAATAATCATCTATCCATTTAAGTAATATAGCCTGGTCTACTATACTTCATTCAAGTTCACATTCTCCATAATAATTATTATCTACATTAGCTGTCTTTATAAACAACACTTCATTTAAATTAGGATTATATCCACAATTTAATCTTCAACTACTATCTGTATTACTATCACTTAATTCTGTTGCACCTGCTCCACTATTATTATAAACTTCTATTCATTGTTTTTTAATATCTTCATCAGCTTCAAATAAATTAAAATACACTTCTTGTGCTCATATTTTTTGCAATGCACCTGTTCATCAACAAATCAACCGTATTGTATCACTAACAACAGGTATTAATCTTGAAACTTCTCAATTCTTTCTCCTTATAACTTCAAACCAAGCATTTCAAGTAGTTTTAATGTTTTTTGTTCAATAAGTTATCATAACATCTTTTATAGATGATAACTTTTCAGAAGTATCTCATAACAATTTAGTATTCGCTCAAATACTAATCTTATTAATTGCTCATTTTAAAAGTCAAGTTTGACTTCTTAACAAACTCAAATACTTAACACTGTATGGATAATCTATTACTTTAACACTAAAATTTTTCTCCTGTATCTGTTTACTTTCAGATATAGCCTTTTTTTTAATATCTGACATAAATATTATATTTTCCATAATAAATGTTTTAATTACTCTTATAATAAATGTATTCTACCAATAGGTCAAAAGTTTTTTAAAATACAACTATTCATCATCATCATTGATACTCTGTTTGAAGTGCTAATATAAGACTATCCATCTCATCATCATGAGCGATATCTGGGAAATTAAGCAATTGATAAACTAATTCTTCACACTGTCATCAATACGGAATATACACATTACCGTTCTCAAACTTACTTTGTTGTGATAATAACCTACTTGTCTTATCTCGTGTCGTATGCTCCATTATAACAGGTAAAGCTTCTTCTTTTAATATTAATCATAATGTTTCTTCTTTATTCTTCTCATACACTATTACACTAACATTATATTCTCCGTATAACCTTTTAATCTTGTTTTGTAAATCTCTACTACTTAACCTCTCTCATTCACAATACAATACATAATTATTATTACCACTAACTCATACTATACTTATACCTGCATAATCTCATTTTTTAACCTCCTTTTCATCTGTTGCAGGGTCCACTCCCATTATTATATAATCAAACACATCTGGTTTTATGGTCCAGTACCTAATCCAGTTTTCTTTTATTAAAGCATTCTCTTTATTTAATGGTATATTTCTAAACTCTTGATTAAAATAACTTGACCCTATACCTTGCTCAAATCGTCCATCTTCATACTGTACCCCATCTCTCCTTGCTCTTAAACTATCCGCACTCCACATATCTTTCCATAATACATTACCAAAATCCTTATCACAAGCCTCATACTCAACTGTAAACCATTTCTTATCATCTCTTAAATACTTGACTAAACATAAATTTCAAATAATTGTACCTAATGCACACATTGACCCTCAAGGCAGTAATGTATTATACAAACTTGTAAATACCCACCTGTTAAATCTATCAACTATCTCTTTATTCTCTACATCTTTATTTTCTTGTGGATCATCAAATATTATTTTAGTTGGTCTATCTCATCTAATCTTTTCTCCTGACGATTTAGTTTCTAAACTTGTACCATTACTTAATTGCAATACTCACAAACTCCACCGCTTCCCACTGTCCCCATCTTTTTTATACACTCTTGACGGTTTCTGTAATCAAAACAACTGTATTATTACAGAATTACTCTCTAACTCTTGTTTTATCCTCTGTGTCCCTTTAACTCATAACCCTTTACTTGCTATATATAATATATCTTTTTCTTTCTCATATAATAAACTATGTAATATCCATATTAAAATCGCTGTCGTTTTACCGTGTCATCTTGCTATTATTATATTCAAATTCTTTCCACTATTTAAATGCTTCCATATCTCATAATGAAACGATGGTGTCTTTATAAACTCTCCTGTCTTATTATGCATCTTCCAATCCCTTAAACATACATCACTAAAATACCCAATATCATAATACCCTCTTGATACTATATATTGATTATACCCTTCTTTGCTTAAAACATTTAAGTTCTTACTTAATAACTCAACTCTGTTTTTTGACAATACATTATATATCATATTTTTATATATTATACCACATTATCACTTCACGATTTGCGGGGGTTTGCTTTTTTATAAAAATTCTTTTGTCTTTATACAGCTATTTATAACACTTGACAACTTTAACTGTTTTTTAATGCTTCCAGCCGTTCTAATTCTAACACTGACTCCATTGCTGGATTATTATCTATTATCTCCACTTCTTGCACTGTTTTCTCGCTGAACTCATCTTTATTCTTTCTCTTTAACCATTCTACACTTGCTGTGAAATCTCAACTTTGTATCTTCTTAACCCATACAGCTTTTGCTTCTGTACTAGGTGTAGTTTTAAGTAATCTTTTTCTTTCTAAAAATTCAGGATGCTCCTTTTGGTAGTTATATAAAGTAGCCATACATATTTTAGCAACAAGACAGCTTTCCTCGTCTGTAAAACTCATTGCAAAACAAGTTTCTAGTGTTGATATTACCGATGGTGTCATTACTGTTGTGTTAGCCATTCTTTTATCTAATAATTAATTGATTGTATTATAGGTATATATATTAAGAATTAATAGAGCCAGCCTGTATTAATTTTTGTCCTGCTGGACTATTTACTGGTATTAAACTATCACTTCCACATCATTTACATACTTGCTTTTTACTTGTCATTCTCCATATACTGTAAATTAATCATGGAACTATAAATGTTATCCATAATACTAATTCTATCCATATACTACCTTGTGTTTGCTTTTTAGTTTCTCATACTGTTAAACAGTTTGTACATACTTTTTGCATAATAGGTTATTTAATTGATAATTCTGATAATATTCTTATATAATTTAATCTTTTAGCTTCTGTTTGTATCTGTAAAAATTTAGATATATCTCATTGTGTATTTAAATATCTTTGTATCTCATCTATTACCCCTTGTTGCTCGTTAGTAAGTTTTAATTCTTCTTTGTATAGTTTAGTTGCTATTATCTCTTTTTCTTTCTTCTCTAGCTGTTTCTTGTCCTCGTATAACTTCTCTGTATCCTTTTCTTCATTAATCTTTTTATTAATAGCTTTCATTTCTTTACTATCTTCTTTATAATCTATATTTATATTTTGTGCTTTCCTTATAAATGGGAACACTAACTCTTGTAAAAATAATATATAATCTAATACAACCTTACAATCAGCTTGTCGTTTGATTGAAAAAGGCAAATAAGAATACATACATTCTAGTTGTTCATTATTCATAATAGGTAGTTAATGTATAGTAATACTACTAAATTTTTATATAAAAGTCAATCTATAATTGAAAGTTTTTAATAACTCATTATCTTTAAACTCAAATGCTGTTGTTATTATTTGTTTATACCTTGTTTCAGTCATATTTTTTATTATTAATTAATATTTTTTCTAGTAAATTATAAATCTCTTTTCATTCTTTTCTTTTTACATCAAACCATTTTTTAGAATG